TTATTTATTTTATTTATTCTTTTAATATATTTCATAAGTTCTAAATCTGATCAAAGTCCAAGTTCTAAATCTGATCAAAGTCCAAGTTCTAAACCTGATCCAAGTCCTAAACCTAAACCTGATCCAAGTCCTAAACCTAGTATTACTTGTGGATTAAATGAGCATATTGAAAATAATATATGTATTTGTGATGAAAATTTACATAAAAATGATTCTAATTTATGTGTATGTAATGATGGGTTTATTAAAGATAATCAACATAAATGTACATGGAGACGTATAGCTACCTATAAAACTTTATATGAATTTAAAGTATCTAATGGTAATATTATTGCTATTACATCTGATGGAGTTTATAATGGATATAACCAGATATTAAAAGGAAATTTTTCAATAGGTGTTATGGATATTAAAGATAATTATATGATTATTTCTGATATAAAAGGAAATATTTACGAGTCAAAAAATCTAAAAGATTTCACACAATCAACTATTGATATAAAGATAGATGATTATATATGTTGTAAAATTGTAAATGGAAATCCAGTCTGTATCATAAATAAAATAAATAATACATTAATTTATACAAAAATAAATAATAAATGGACACTTATTTCTTCTATTCAAATGAAATTATATCCTCCACTTACTTGTTTTGAAGATAATTTACAATGTATGATTGATAGTGATAATAATTATTTATATATTTCAACTAATTATACTAACTGGACAAAAATTAATCTACCAACAAGTATTTCATTAGATGAATATATAAATATAAATACATTACAAATTATTGGTGATATAATATATATATGTGATACTAAAAATGTATATTATACAAATTATAAAAATATAGAATGGAAAAAAATTGATAAAATAGATATTCCTATTGGAATTTCCCAAACCCCTAATAATAATAATATATTTATCATTAATTCATATAATAATTTATATATTACAAAAGATGGAGGAAAGACATTTAACATTTTATTATCTCCTGATGGTTTAGCAGGAGATAAAGATATTTTAGATATTAAAAATTTATGTGTTACATCAGATCAAATTTATTTTCAACTTCAAAATGAAATTTATACTAAATCTATACCTTAAATTACCTTATGATTCTAGTTGTAACATTTAGATTAAATTAATTAATTTATTAAATAAATTATATTTAATAAATTATGTACTTTATTTTAATTTTCTTATTGATTATTACTATTATTACTATTACCGTCTATCTATTTGCAAAATCTAGTTCAGTTACAAAATCTAGTTCAGTTTGTAAAGATAATCAAAAATTTTTAAATAATTCTTGCTGTGATCTAACTCGTATTTATACAGATAAAGATAATATAGAAAAATGTTGTCAAAAAGATGTATGTAATAAGATGTGTTGTGGAGATGATCAAATATGTGATCCTAAACAAGGTTGTCAAAATACATATGATTGTAATGGATATGATTGTATAGTCACTAAAGGAGGAAAATATACAGAACCAACATGTGGATCAAAATGTCCTAAACGTCCTACTCCTAGTTCTAGATCCTCTGGAAGTAATATTGGAACTACTATTGGAATAGTAGTTGTATTACTAGTATTATGTTTAATAGGTGGTTATTTTATGTATAATAAGATCTTTAAAGGAACTACTTTACAATCTATAGAACTTGGAGATCGAAAAATAACTCCTTTACATGAAAGTTCTAGATCAGATCAGATTAAATTAATTAATTTATTTAATTATTAAATAAATGCTACATTTCTCTTATAAAGATATTTTAGATAATAGTAAATCTATCTATATAAAGAAAAAAGACTTTCAATTTTCATCTCCTACAAAATATAAATTAAATACAGATATCAGATTTAAATATAATAAACCAAAATTTTCAACTCCTTTGACAACAGATTTACCTCTATCTTTTGATAGTTCAAAAAATCCTTTAACAACACCTGTAATGGATCAAGGAGATTGTGGTTCTTGTTTTGCTGTTTCAACAGCAACTGCTATTTCTGATGTTTTTTCATTTGGTTTAATATCTTTTAATCCTTCTTTAAGTCCGATGTATATATTATCATCCATCATAAAAAATAATAGTAATGTTTGTAATGATGGTGGAAATCCCTACGATGTTCTTGAAATTATAGAAACAAATGGAATTGCAACAAATATATGTGTAAGTTATAAAGAAGCTTGTTTATACAGTTCTTGTAATAGTGATATGATACCATCAAAAGGATGTTGTAATAATAAAATAGATCATTATTTATATTATGTTTCAAATATAAGAATTGAAACAGATATAGACTTGATTAAACAACATATTTTGAAATATGGTTGTGCTATCTCTGGATTTACTGTTTATAATGATTTTCATAATAATTATGATGGAAAAGAAATTTATATTAATAGAGGAACAGATCCAAGTGAAAAACCTGACGGTTTTCACGCTGTTTGTGTAATTGGATGGGGAACTGAAAACGGAACAAATTATTGGATATGTAGAAATTCATGGGGTATTAAATGGGGAGATAATGGATATTTTAAATTCGCAATGTATAGTAAAGGGGTAAATGAAAGAAATGCATTAGAGAAAATATATACTACAGATGATTATCATAATATAGGAGGAATTATATTATTTGAACCAAATGGTGCAAAAAAATCAGAATTACTATTATCAGATTGTAAATTTTTAAATAATTTGGATGAAAATATTAAAAATAAATTAATATCTTTTTATGGAACAAAAGAAAATGATCCAAAAGATAAAAATGGAAAAACAATAAATGAACCAATTTATCATAATAAAGATATTGATAAAGATATTGATAAAGATCAAATTTTAAATTATTTAAAAAATCCATATGTTATTTCTGGAATTATTATTTTAATTATTATTTTATTCATTTTATTAAGATAATGATTAGTAGATTTTTTGGTATTTATATTATTTTTATACATTTATAATAAATTATGTATTATATTTTGGTTTTCTTATTAATTATTACTATTATTACTATTACCATCTATCTATTTACAAAATCTAGTTCTTGTAAAGATAAAACTCGTATTTATACAGATAAAGATAATATAGAAAAATGTTGTCAAAAAGATTTATGTAATAAAATGTGTTGTAGAGATGATCAAATATGTGATCCTAAACAAGGTCTAGGTCTATGTCAATATACATATGATTGTAATGGATATGATTGTGTAATAACTAAAGGAGGAAAATATATAGAACCAACATGTGGATCAAAATGTCCTAAACGTCCTACTCCTACTCCTCCTAAACCTAGTTCTAGCTCATTTGGAACTACTATTGGAATTGTTATTGGAACAGTATTTGGATTTCTAGTAATATTTTCGATAGGTATTTATTTTATATATTATTATAATAGCAAACGGCTTATACCTTCTTAACTTATATGTTATTCACACAAATAATAATAAAAATGAAATTTTTGAAGAAAAAATAATTAATAAAAAATGTCTAAATCACGTTGTAAAAAATGTTCTAAAAAAGTTGGATTATTAGGATATGAATGTTCATGTTCTTTTATTTTTTGTAGTAAATGTAGATATGCTGAAGAACATAATTGTATTATAAATTATATGGAAAAAGAAAGAAAACAATTAGAAAAAAATAATCCATTGATTAAAGCCGAAAAATTAGAACGAATATAAAATTGAATTTATCTCTTTAAAGAGAGATAAATTTAAAAAATGTCAGGCGTTATCACCATAACTTGGTCTGAATCTGTCGAAAATCATGCTAGAATGCAAATTATTGGTAAAATTGCAGAATCTGGTTTTAAACTTTCTCAATTACAAGAATGTATGAAAAAGTTTGAAGAACTAAAAAGTGGTTGTTGTGAATTAATTGCTTTACATGATTTTATTGATGAAAAAGTAGAAGAAGCCTATTTATTAGTTGTTAGAGGAGGTGTAGATATCATGTTAGAAAAACAACATATGAATTCAGAAGATATGTTTAATGAATTAATTGGATTAGATGTAGATAAAAAAGCTTTTATGAAAGGAAGAGTTGTAAATAAAAAAGCAAGACATAATTTATGTTTTGCAGATTTTTCACAAGAACCAGATTATGAAAATAAAAAAGGTCGTGTTTATAACTTTTCAGATTTACCCATTATGAATACATTACGTGAACAATTACCTTCTTTTATAGATGATACAGATCATTTATATGCAGAAGAAAACTATTATTATGATTTAAGTTTAAAAGAAGTAGGTATTGGATTTCATGGAGATACAGAGAGACATAAAGTAATTGCAATGAGATTAGGAGAATCAATGGATATTCAATATCAATGGTTTTATAAATCAGAGCCTGTAGGAAGACGTTTTAAGATCATGTTACATGATGGTGATTTATATGTAATGTCAGATAAGGCAGTTGGATATGATTGGATGAAAAAAAATACATATACACTTCGTCATGCAACACATAATTTAGCTAAATAATTTAAATTTTAAATTATTTCAAATAATGATTATGGTTTATATAATGATTTTTACCATAATAATATAAATTTTTATTTTTAAAACTTGTAATATCAGTATGTAATCGATAATATTTTTTCATACATTGAATTGCTCCAATTTCACGGATATGAAACGAGTTTCTATTTATTACTGGTTTTCCATGATGTAAGATAACAAGTTGATCTGGATCTTGATTAAATTCATAAATATGACGTACGATTTCTTGAGGTAACAAGTCCATTTACATTTTAAATTCTATTTTAAATTTAATTTAATTCACATTTTTAAATAATTTAAAAAATCCATATGTTATTTGTGCAATTATTTTAATTATTATTTTAGTCTTATACACTTCGTCATGCAACACATAATTTAGCTAAATAATTTAATTTTTAAATTATTTATACATCTATTTCTCTTTTTCTTTTAGGAATTATATTATATCGATTATTTTGTGTAAGAACTACTATAGATAAATTATTA